CTCAGCAGTAGCCCCTCGGTGCGTTTTCTCTTTTGTACCTGTTTCTCTGGAGTCAAATCATAGCCATAATGATTCAAACGGACAAATGGACATAGCACAGCATCTGGTTTACCTTTTGTAATAGTCGGTGTGTTATGAATAATACCACTGTACTTAATAGCACCATTCCTAAACAGGCGGACAGAATTAAATCGCATTGCCTGAGTGTTCTGTTGGACATCGCTTAAGACTACGCCAACAGACATACAATCATCAGGAAGTTGCGCCAGCCAAGCTTTAAGGGAGCCTTTTGATGCAGCATTTTCAAGGAACAATTCCTCATCAGCATCAACTATAAATATCCAATCTCCTGTAGCATAGGATATTGATTGATTGCGGTGCTTAGAAAAATCATCCTCCCACGGGTGTTCAAATATCTTGGCCCCAGCAGACTTAACGATTTTCATCGTATCGTCTGTGGAGCCTGTATCTACAACAATCAGTTCGTCAGCTATACCTTCTAATGATGGCAAAAGTCTTTTTAGATTCTCTGCTTCGTCCTTTACCATCATACAAATGGATAACGTGACTGGTTTTCGCCCCGAATTTCCCATCACGTTCCCCCACTCTAGCTGTAGATCTTACCGAGGTAGCAATCATACTGCAAATTGGTGTTGGTGCCCAAAGTCACGTAGTGTCGTAAATACCTATAGACAGTACCATCAACGTCATTGGAGAAAGGAACAACATACCTACCTTCAAGCAAATTGTCAGTAGCCAGACTCGATGCACCGGTAAGCATATTCGCTTTACCAATTTCGGTAATCGCAAGATCGCAACCTGTGGTAAACGAAGCATTCTTACTACCCTGTAGCCTGAACTTCACAAGCTTGCTTGTCGCCAAGGTGGACGAGCTGGCACTATCGCCACTTACATTATAAACATTAAAGACCATATCGCCACGAGTCCTACCACCACCAGTGTCAATATATGTATCTGTCCCGACAGGACTCTCACCCACCATACTAGATGCGACTGTACCCTTAGCTTTCAAAACCAGTAGGCTGTCTTTCATCCGTCCTCTGGCGCTTCTCAGAAATTCATGCGTAGCCATTTTTATACCTCACTTTTTATTATTGTTCGTTTTAGTCATCGCACTCAGATGAGTGCGATCCACAATTCACGGTTACGCAGCAACAGCGGCATCCTTAATGTAACGCAGTCTTGCAGCAGCTCTTGCCCTAAGAATAGCGATAGAGATCAGCCATTCAACCCTGGTACGATATACAGGTTTCTCATCAATCTCACCCATATCACGCACATCCATTTCACCATTCTGAATACCGACTACACCATTTGCGGCAAATGACAAACAGTAGATGGAAGTACCAACGGAACTTCCACTAGCACACGCTTCTGTAAATGGCATAATGTCATCATAGTTGTTGTCCTTGTCAGCGATGAGAATAGGAAGATCATTATACATCGTCACAGTACGTCCAAACTCATCCTTGGTGTAAGTAATATAACCACCAACAGTGTACAGTCTGGAAGCTGCTGACAACCTACGCCGCATGGCCTTATTCATGAGCCAATGTGTTGGATCTTCAACTGCATCATAGAGCTCATCCAGCTTTGCGAGGGAGAGAGCATCACCAGCAGAACTTGCACCAGCGTTAACAAGCTGATCACCAATACATCTGACTTGCAGACCATCAAACTCTTCTGAATTGGTTTCAGTGTCACCCTTGACAATAGTTTTGGTAATTGCCAAACTCAGCGCCTTTATCTTCATAGACTCCTGAGCTGCCCTTTGATCAAAGTTACCCGTTTTCTCAAAATAGGTATCTACGTCAATGTCACCACCAGCTACGAACAAAGGTTCTTGAATTCTGTCCACTTCCCCAGTACCCTCTGCGTAAGCTTCGTTCAGAGAACGGAAACCAACTGAGGGTAGTTTTTGTTCCCTGTTAAAGATGAGAGAACCACCTGGAATATTCTGGAAAGGCAACTCACGCAGCATATCAGAGCTACTAGCGAACAATTCCATAACGGTAGCCTTCAGTGTCTCATCTCTACCAAGTGCCAACTTAGCAGATTCAATCAGTGTTAAAGCCATCTTAAAATACCTCCAAAATTTAAAATTATTAAATCATATGTCTCTTATGAGACATTACTCAGGCTACCGAGTTTTTTCCAAAACCGCGTTAGCGACGCAACGCTTTTAATCTCTCTTCTGGACTCATACGTGCAAATGCTTCTGATTTTTGACGTTGGGTGGCATCAGGACTAGTATTCCCACCAGCACTAGATCCACCAGGACTTGTTTTCAGGATATCATCCTTATATGGAGATTCATTAATAAGCGCCTCAATGGCCTCTTCTGGTGCTGCTGGATCTCCAGGCTTCGTCATACTTAATATCTTGTCCCCATTCCTTCTTACTGCAAACACACGCAGATTGCCATCCTTCTCTTCCACACTAAAATTCTTACCAAACGTATTATAGATCATCTCAGATGGGACATCTGTGTGCCCCTTAATAAAGGCGCTTCTGTCAAATGCACCCTTAATCAATAGATTTCGTATTGCAGAATCCTTACGTTCAATTGCTTGATCACGTTCGTTTACCTTGCCTGTATAGGCTGTTGTCAAATCTTTCATCTGTATTTCATATGCTTCTGCAACACCAGCCTTCAATTTTTCAACTTCAATGTTTCGCTCCTTATCAAGTTGATCCAAGTTTGCCATTGTCGCCAATGCTTTTTTCGCATCTTCTGGATCTATTCCTACAAAAGATGTGAGTTTTTTTCGCACCTCGTCTGGTGCTAGTCCATCAAAAGCATCTAGTTTTGATCTGTACTGATCCTTTTCCTCTCTATATCCCCTGGCTTCAGCCTGTAATGCTGGGATTTTGGAGAAAAGGTGAATAGCATCTAAACCAAACTCTTTCTCGCTTTCTTTCTCATTATCGAATACCAATGGTCTTCCATCTTCATCAATTTGAATACCTTCGCCGCTTTCCAGCAGCCTATATTGTAATGCCATTATAAGACTCCTCGCTTTTCCAAGCTCTATTTATTAGTTATTTCCAATGAATACCACACAAAAATGGAATGTCAAAAACGCCCTCCTTTCTTATTATCAAAAAGTCATTGACAAAACATAAATTAGCATACTATATTATCGTACAGCATAAAAACATATATTTTTGGAAAAGTCAAGAACTTTTTTTGGTACTTGAAAAATAATTAGGGGGACTATACAAAATGCCGAAAATGCCAAAGATACCAAAAGAGTTACGAAAAATACTTCCGCCAAGTAAAAAATTTATAAAAAAACCAAGAAAGCCAATGACGGATGCCCAACGCTTCCAATTTAAAAAAGAGTTTTTGACAGAATATAGAAAAGATGGTACATCAATGAACAAGGCTGCTGAGGGAATTGGTTTCTCCAGACAAGTTCTTTATAAATGGACAGAATCTGATCCTGAATTTGCGGAAGAATTTGAGAAGTTGCGTTTCTTGAAAAAAAACAATACACAGAAGGCTTGGGATAAGAAGCATGAACATGATGAAGAATATAAAAAGGAATTCCTAAAAATATATGGGACTGGCGAACATTCTGTAGTATCAACATTGAGGGAAATATCAAAAAAGTTGGATGAACGGTCCCTCGATTACTGGATGAAGACAGACAAAGACTTCAAAACAGATTATAGAATACTTCAATTACAGGTCAAACCAATGATAGCAACCGGGAGCAAAAACAGAAAGAGATTATCATCTGCAAAAGTTAGACTGCGGCAAGAGAAGTTTATTGAAGTGTTCAGGAAAAGCCAATTTAATATCACAAACGCTTGTAAAGCACTGAGCATACGGCGAGGACTTGTAAAAGAATGGTGTGCTGCTGACCCTGATTTCCAGGCTGAGTTGGAAGAGCTGCAAGATGAAAAAGAGGATTACGTGGAGGACAAATTATTCCAATTAATAGAAGCTGGGAATATGCCAGCAACTATATTTGCATCAAAGATAATGTTGCAGCAACCAAACTTTGGAAGAAGGCACAAATATATTGAACAACCACAAAAGATAGAAGCTACTGTTGAACATACACATAAGTTTGACCAAGATCAATTGGATGCTATAGTACGGGGTAGGTTAACAGATAGACAGAAATACGAAAATTTACTAGAGTTAGATGACCCCAATGTTGTAGATGCGGAATGCATTGAAAGTGACAGTACATCATGAATGAGACAACACTAACTCCAGAACAAATAGCCAGATCAAGTCTACTAAGTTATATTGGATTATACTATCCAAAATATCAAGCTGAACCAATGCACAAATTGATAGCTACAGCTCTCGAAAGAGTCGAATCTGGAAAAATCAAAAGGCTGCTTATCTTCGCTCCGCCACAACACGGGAAGTCCATGTTAGCCTCTGAATTCTTTCCAGCGTGGGCACTTGGACGCAACCCAGATTGGAAAATAATCGCAGCCACATTTAATCAGACTAGAGCTAATGAGGTAGGTACTGTAGTTAGGGACCAATTCAGAAGTAGCATTTATAAAGCCGTATTCCCAGAGTGCGTCGTATCACCAGACACACAATCATCACAACATGTTGCAACGCTTAAAAGGGGTCATTATTATAGCATTGGTCTGTCGGGAACAGGAACTGGGCGTGGAGCAGATCTATTTCTGGTGGACGATCCATTTAAAGGAAGAGAAGACGCAGAATCAAAACTAGGGCGTAAAAAAGTTAATGAAGACTTTTATGCGGCTGTCGCATATTCAAGATTACGTCCTGGCGGCAGAATCATAATCATAAATACTCGGTGGCAATTAGAGGACCTTTCTGGTTATGTATTAGGTAATTTTCCATTTGAAAACTGGAAAGTTATCGACCTGAAAGCGATTGCAGAAGAAAATGACATCTTGGGAAGGAAAGTAGGGGAAGCGCTATGTCCAAATATGTACCCAATAGAAGAATTACGTAAAATGAAGAGGGTACAAGGTACCTATAACTGGGAATCATTATACCAGCAACGCCCAATTCCTAGATCTGGCGGAATAATCAAATACGAATGGATAGAAGACAATACATATACAAGAATTCCAGCTAATGAGGATGTCTCAAAGATGGTGATAAGTTGGGATACTGCCTATAGAGCAAATGAACTAAACGATCCAACAGCAGCCACCGTTTGGCAGATAACAAAAAATGGGTATTACCTGATAGATGTAATAAATAAAAAGCTCGAATTCTACAAATTGATTCAAATGGCGAAAATGTTACACGAAAAATACCACCCATCAGCACACTTAGTCGAGGGTAGGGCGTCTGGGCAAACGTTTATTGATGAATTAAGAAGGACGACGGTACTACCTGTAATTGAAATATCAACCAAAAATCTGGATAAACACATTAGACTAGATGCAGTCTCTGGAATGTTTGAATCTGGGAAAGTACACTTATTAGAAAAAGCATCGTGGATACTGGAAGCAAAAGACCAACTATGTCTATTTCCGTCGCATAAATATGACGATATCACAGATAGTGTATCACAATTTCTAAATTGGGTAAATAAACCAAGATATATGAAAAGAGCAACAAATAACTTATACTGGAAATAGGGAGAGCAACCATGGATATAGGTACCCTGCAGCACACACACGAAGTCTATAATGAACATATTAAAGATTGGTCTTTCTTTGGACTTGCTTACCAAGGAGGTACCCCCTTCATAAAATATTCTCTGCAACGACACTCACGAGAAAGTCAGGCTAATTGGAAGGCCAGACAGGAAGAAGGTGTCTGCTTCAACTACTCGAGCATCGTCATCGACTTGTTCAACTTTTATCTAACTGAAAAGCCAGCAGTACGCCAACTAAATCAACTATCAGAAGATACCTTATGGAAGATGTTCACGAAAGACTGTGATTTATACAGCACAAACTTCGATGTATTCCTGAATGAAGCACAAAAAATGGCAGCGATATATGGGGCTGTTGGTGTACTAATCGACAAGCCATACTCAGAAAATAAAATAGTCAAAGATGATATTGCTCAGGGAATATACCCATACTGTGCTCTGTTCACACTACCAAATATCCTTGATTGGAATCATGAAAGAGATCCAATCACTAATAGACCAACGCTGACTTACTTAAAACTCCTGGATTTCGATAATAGGTATATCTTATGGTGGCGTGACAGATGGGAAATATGGAAACTTCCAGAAGGTAATCCATCACCAATGCGTGTACACAAGCACAAGGACACCACGGATTATGAACAAAGACCTGGTGATAACAAATGGGCAGATGAGCCAGGACAAACATATAAAACGCAGGTCGGACAGGAAGAGCCAATCTTACTGGATTCTGGCGAGAATCCATTGGGGGAAATACCATTTGTATGGTTCCAAAATATTAAAAGTATCATGAATCCGTATATCGGTGCATCTGATATTAAAGAGATTTCAAGGATTACAGCAAGTGTTGTTAGGAACATATCTTATGGCGAAGAGGTTCTCAAATTTGCTGGTTTCCCACAAGCACGACGACCAATGGAGAAGGAAGGCCAGCCGACAAGTAACGAGTCTGGTGTTAAAGCAATACTTGAATTTGATCCAGAATTAGGTGAAGCTGGTAAGCCTGACTGGCTCGAAGCAAAGGTGAAAGAACCAGTAGATGCCATCCTTGCATGGATTAGTAAAAAGATAAATGAGATATTTCAACTCGCTCATCTATCAGGTATTCATGCTAGTGAGGCAAGCGACCAAGTACGGTCTGGTGTAGCACTACGATACGAGTATCAACAGCTTAGTCTTGTGCTCACCAAAAAGAGTGAAAATGTCACAGAAACAGAATTGGGTATTATCAAATATTGGCTGAAGTGGCAACAGAGATCTAACTGGTTTGACAGTATGTTGATTTCAAGAAGTAAAGACTTTAGTATTGATGATCTATCTCAAAATCTTGAAAATGCTATAATGGCAAACAAAATAGTACCAGAGCTGACTTTTAAGAAAGAGCTTATGAAAGTTGTGGCAAAACGAGTCCTCCCAGATATCGCTGATGTTAAACTAACTGAGATATACGATAGAATAGAAGAACTGACAGAGGCTGACCTTGTAGAGAGAGATGCAGGCGCAACAGAGGATCGTTCGACAAAAGATATACGACAAAATATGCAGGAGAAATGGAAAAGAGATGGGGATACGCAGAACACCTGAGTAGAGATATAATTGTGAAATTAACGATAACACTTCCGCTGTATGCTCCTATTGCTGAAAATAATAGTGGGAGCATACAGCATATAATAAATGCGCTAGTAATGCGGACTCATAATAACTTCATGGTGAATGCGTCAAACAAAATAGCAACGGTTATAGACACCAAAACCGCTGATAATCTGCAACTAGGAAATATCCCAGAGAATCCAATACTGCTATGGGTGTATTGTGCAATATATCCATTGGATTTTTGTAATAAAATAATGCGGCAACTGCCAGAAAATACACCCCAGTTACATGCGGCAGCGCTTAACAGTACACTACAATGCATAACCCCTAATATCAGTATGCTTGTTGATAGTGCATGCAAAGATAAATTTGAATTGAGCATACTAGAAACACTTTATAAACGCTATACAACTATAGAACGAGCGGTATCTTCAAGAAATGAGTCGTATAGAAACAGCTGTGGGACAATAAAACTATTCAAAGAGTACATTCTGTATTACATATGCAGTATTATGTATCAAAGCAAGCTCCTCGATGCTATCCTGATAAAGACCGATAGTATCTGCAAAGAATTAAACACACTCCCAGACGACAATGGAATAACCATCTATAAACAATGAACCTACGTAGGATCTCATTGCACAAATGACATTCAGTAGACCTCTACCTTCCATAGTTCTCAGAAAATCAAGATACCCATCCAAATAATTGCGTTTCTTAGCATAATTAACTGACAAATAATCCAACAAATTAGACTCTGGATTGAGTAGTTCGTTGATAGGTTCTATATGAATAACATATCTTGGCCTATTAGCTAACAGGTAGTCAAAAAATTTCTGGAAATCAGTACCAAGCTGTTCCATTGATGCTACTGTACACACAACGCTGTCGGCATTTAATTTATAGGAATAATCTGGCTCAAACATATTAAACTTTCTACCAGATACATTATCTAAGAATTTACTGATACCACTAATGTTGTCCAATGATGAATCTACCCAATCAAGTCCAACTATGGATTCCAATTTTGTATTAGCAGCACTAATACGTAATAGATTATGTCCAGTACCACAACCAAACTCATAGGCATATGATACTTTGGAAATGTACTTTGGAAATATGTAGCGCTGTATAGCCGTAAATGCGCAATATTCTAATGCTAGAAATTTACTTTCTGTGGATGTTACAAATTCATTACCCATGCGGACAACTGGATATTTCCCAAAATATCTTGGGATAAATATGTCATTAATACTGTTATTCTTCCAACCATCTTGCCACTCATGAATCCTCTTTCTTCCAGCCATGTTAGTAGCATCCAAACCTTTGATATGTTCTAGTACAAACAGAATCCATTTATCACGCTCTTCTACTGTAAGAGTTCTATAACCCAATTGCATTTTAGTAAATTCAGCT